TGGTTTCCGACGTGGATGTCGGTGATGAATGCGATTTTCATGTGCTAACCCTCCGGCGGCGGCCGTCTGGTGTGGGGGAGGATTCTGGCTCTGGCTCTGGCCCCGCTCCTTCGTCTTCGTCTTCGTCCTCAGCGGGGCCCATCGGTGTGATGAACGCGGCCGCCATGGCTCCTAGGTCCTCCGGCGTGGAGAACTGAACGCGACTTGCTGCGCGCTCGGGCGGGGCGTCGGGGATGACGCTGTCGCTCTTCGCAATGACCTCGGGCGGGGCGTCGGCCAACTTCACCCGCACCACGGCTTCGAGCTTTGCCAGCAGAGCATCGTTGGCGCGCAGGGTCGCCACGGCCCTGGGCTTGCCCTGCCACCGCTCCCCCTCGTACGAGAACCATGCGCCCGACTTAGCGAGCACGCCGAGAGCTACACCGAGCTCAAAGCACTCCGTTGCCTTGCATACGCCTCTCCCATAAATGAGGTCGTATTCGCATTCACGGAATGGGGATGCGACTTTATTCTTAACTACCTTCACACGCGTACGAGAACCTGTTGGGTTTGAGTTCTCGCCATCCCCCTTTATCTTGCCCATTCGCTGCACTTCTAGACGGAGCGTGCAGTAGAACTTTAGTGCATTCCCTCCTGTCGTTGTTATTGGACTGCCATAGACAATTCCTATTTTCTGGCGTGTCTGGTTAATAAATATCACCAGCGCTTTCTTTTGGCAAACAGTGCCGGTGATCATGCGCAAAGCCTGACTCATCATCCTGGCCTGCAAACCCATATGGCTCTGGCCGATGTCGCCCTCAAGCTCGGCTTTGGGGACGAGCGCCGCGACCGAATCGACGACCACGACGCGCACTTCTCCCGACTCGACAAGCTGCTTGACGATGCCGAGTGCTTGCTCGCCGTTGTCTGGCTGGGTTAGGACGAGGTCTCCGGTGTTTACCCCTAGATTACGCGCGTATTTCAGGTCCAGCGCATGTTCAGCATCCACGAAGGCACATACGTACCCGAGTGCCTGAGCGGATGCTACTATCTGTAAACATAGTGTAGTTTTGCCGCTAGATTCTCCACCGAATATTTCGGCGACGGTACCTAATGGCATACCTCCTACCCCGATTGCGTTATCGAGGCCAATCGACCCTGTGGACACCACGTCGAGCTGTCCGGGTTCTGGGCGCTCCTTTAGTTGTGCGATTGTACCGGTGCCGAACTGCTTATTGATTGCGGCGAGAGTTGCAGAGAGTCCTGTTTGTTCTTTTTTGCTCATGATTTTCTTTCCTTGTACGAATAAAAAAAGCCCCGTTAGGGGCTCTTCATCCAGCACTAACCCGTACAGACTAGAAGTTGTGTTCGACGGCCCCAGGGTTGTCGGCGATCTGGTGCGCAAGCGTGTTCATGGGCTGGCTTGCCTGCATCTGGCTTGCCTGCATCTGGAATGACGTGGCAGGGACTTGCTGCGGGACTTGCTGCGGGACCTGCTGCGGGACCTGCTGCGGGACTTGCTGCGACCGAATCACCTGGACCTGCTGCGGGACTTGCTGCGGAGACTGCTGAATAGCCTGCGCTTCACTGGTGAGCCCCATCCCACCACCAGATGGACCGCTCGCTCCTCGGGCGGCCATCATCCCGAACTTCTGGTCAGCCATGGCGGAAGCCTGAATTTGGGTGAACCCTTCTGTTTCCTTTGTCGCCATGAATATTCTGCGCAGGATAACAGCCGTACTGTCGACCCTAATGTTCAGGTCAAGATTCGGCGCCGTTTCCATCCACGCCACAATCTGCTCGTCCGAGACCGCAAGTCTTTTTTGGCTCTGGTGTGCAATCGAGATCTTGTACGTGCGGAACGCTCCCGACTTCACCTCTAGATATAGGTCGTCGCCATCGTATGGATGGGTGAAGTCCTTTCCGTACTTCTTCGGGTCTTCCCGCAACGATTTGAGCTCTTCTAGAACACTCGTCGGGAATGCCCAGACTTGAGGCCCAATAGACTCCGCATTCCGGTCGACGATAACACAAAAGCAGCGCGCCTTTGCGTCGTAATCTTTGGCCGCAGCCACGTCCGAAGGATTATTAGTGAGGCGTAGTGCCTCTGCCTTTGAACACGAGGGACATTCTCCGACACCCGACATCTTTGGGCAGTTAAAGCTTAGGGGCTTTGCGCCGCCCAGGAACTTGTCGAAGAAGTGTTGGTGGGCTACGGCCACCGCGGACTTACCTGGTAGTGGCCCTGGAAAAATACGGATGATGTACGAGTTACCCTCTTTTGGCTTGAAGTAGTTTGCGTTCCCGGCCTTTACTGCCGCGTGTGCTTCTTGGATTGAGGCTACAGACAGACCGCCGAACTGAACTTGTTGTGGGGCTTGAGTATTCATTTAGTGATTTTCTTTCGAGTTGGAGTTTACGAATGCCTGAACCATTTCAGCTACTGCTCTTGGAGGAACAAGGTTCCTCATGTGTGAATTGTGATGATGTCCCAAGTTGGTGAGCATGTCTTTCTTGAATCGGGCTGCGTCTGAAAGAACTTTAGCTTGCTTCATCCGCACTTCAGCCATTAGTAGGTCCTCTCTAAGGGCTGTGTAGGCTGGAGTTGTACGCAAAACGTCATTTATCTCATCCACGGTTGGTTTGGAGAACTTGACGGCGCCTCGCTCTGTAGCGGTCCTACATAGATTTCTTGCTTGCTGACAGGCTATTTCAGCCTCTGCGGTCATTGTCTCCCGAACAAGCATACGTAAGCGTGACTCTTCAGATTCAAACTGAATCTTCTTCATGCTGTACGTATTAAACGCTTCTACATACACTTCAGACAGTCTAGCGAACACGGCCGGAGAACGCTCGAATTCACCTTCGAGGTCGTTTGTGTCCACATCGAAGTCGTTTGCCATCCTCTTACTTGATACCTCGAGTCGAGATTTCTTTGTGGAAATTCAGCTCGCCACCTTGAGCTCTTTCATTGCGCCGAGTGTTGGCCCTACCTCGAACTCGGCCACGAGGGGAACCTCGCCGAGACCGCGCGACTCCATCACTGCCTTCATGAGCTTCGCTGCTTGCGGCATGTCGCGCTCGCGGACCTCCACGTAGGTGGCGTCGTGGACTTGGGAGATGATTCTAGCGTCGAGGTCGTAGTCGGCCAGCACCTCGTCAAGCTCGCACATGGCGTCTGTCATGATCTCCGCGGCGGAGCCCTGCGCGGGGGAATTCACCGCCTGGCGCTGTGCCGACGCGACCCGGTACTCGTCGCGCGACCCCGAGTTGGTCAGATACCGGCGCCGTCCAAGCTCCCCGAACAGCGTGTTGTTCGTGAACCCCTGGTGGAGGACAATTTGCTGCTGGTGGTTGACCCATGCGTCTAACTGTACGAACAATCCCATGATCGACTTCTTCAGCAGTGAAGCCTTTGCGACCGAGCACTTTAGGTCCTCAGCTAGAGAAGAGTCGGAGAGACAGTACAGGGTGCCGAAGTTTACTGTCTTGGATTCGGACCGGTATTTCTTTATCTGGTCCTTATCGTAAGCCTTCATCACGTCTTGAGGAATGTTCCAGGCCAACTCGGAGATTAACTCGGCTGTGCGGCGATGAAGGTCAATCCCGTCTTTAAAGATCTGCTGCATCACTTCATCGCCAGATAGGTACGCAGCTACCCTGTACTCAATCTGTGAATAGTCCGCCTTTAGCAGTAAGTACCCAGGTGGAGCAACAAATACGTTGCTAATCATTGGTCCATACACTGGATTCCTAGCGGGCATGTTTTGCAGGTTTGGGTCGTTACTAGACCACCTAGCAGTCTCCGTACCAATAGGATTGAACCTACCATGGATTCTACCATCGGGGGTGCAAAACCTCAAAAGCTGGATACCGTACCTATCTCGTACAGTTTGATGACCTTTGTACTCGGCATAGAGGTCGACAACGGGATGCTTCCCTTTGAGGGACTTGAGTGCATCGGCGTCGACGGATGTGCTTCCCTTGTTCGTGAGCCCAAGCTTGCTGAAGAAGACGTCGGAGACCTGTGCGGGGGACGTCCATTCAATGTTGGCGTGAGCGGCCAGGCGCTCGGCGAACTCTGCGACTTTTTGCTCAGCGAACGTGGCTACCGCGTGAACCTGGTCGCGGCTCACCATCATCCCTTTGCTCTCCATGCGGGCGACGAGGCGCGGGACCTTGCGCATGAAGGTGTCATAGGTCCGCCGGGCGCCCTCGTCGGTGGGGAACTGCTTGTCCAGTACGTCGACAATCAGGAGTGAGGTCGCCACCGTGTCAAGGGCGCAATACCGGTTGCGCAGCGGTGCGTCGACAAGCCC